GTCTACGTTAGCTTGTAGTATATGAAAAAACAACCCTTACTTGAAGGAGATGTTGCTCATTGCTACTTCACCTACATAATCGCCGGCATTACCAAGCGATGATGCAGTGTTCGATAGCTCAACATAACCGTACCTGGTCATAAAGCTAACTACTGGCTCGAAGGTGCTAGGATCTAGCACTGTACCAGAGCTCATTAGCGGAATGTATGGGCAATAAAATGCTGCCGCATCTGTTTCGCTTGCGCCCTTGTAACCAACAAGTACAGCTTTATCGTCTGCTGCATAGCTGTCAACGTAAATCTTCATAGCGCCATTAAGAGTACCAACAAACTTAGTGTTAGTTGGTGCCTCAAAAGTACCTTCAGTTGTGCGTGCGAAAGCTGATGTGCTTGCGCTCTGTAGAACTGTTAGTGCTTGTGGGCTTACGACCGCCCAGTTTCCTGCGCCACGGCGTGTACGCTGTGCAATCAGGTTAGCAACACGGTTGACTAGAATTGCAAGTGCTGCATGTTCGTCACCAACAAATGTTGCTGTACCGCTTACTGCCGACTGGTCGAAAGTTTCTTCAGTAGCTGCTAGTGAGCGTAGTGAAGCAAGAACTTCCTGGTCAACTTCTGCGGTAATTTCTTGTGCCAAAGCAGCCATAATTTCTGCTTCAACGTCGAGACCGTGCATTGACTGTGCGTCTTGCGCTGCCTCAAAAGTCCAGCGTGCCTGTAGCTTACGAATCTTCGCTTCAACAGGCTGCTTTAGGATTTGGATGCTGATTTTGGAACCACCACCACCTTCCTTAGCTGCTGTTACGTCTGCACGGCCGGTTGTTGTTGAACCGGAATATGCAGTTGCAATCTTGAATGGGCTTAGTGCCTCATCACCTGCTACCGTATCCGTTCCGAAGTCGCCAGTTGCTGTAGAAGTAACTGTCTCTGCGTAACGAACGCGTAGAGTATGAATCTGACCAACTGGGCCTTGCATTGGCTGAACACCAACGATTTCATTGGCAATTACAGTTGGCATAACACGCCTAAGCACCGGCAAAATTACACGGTTTAGGGTTGCAACATTACCTGAAGCAGTGGCACCACTAGTGGCGGCCTCTCCCAAATAACGCTTAGTGTTTTCAAGCACTACACCCATTGTGTTGCGACGATTTCCTTCTAACCCCTCTAAAAGAGCAGTTTTGGTTTCGTCCCAACGGCTTTCTAATAGTACGTCCGACATCATTGTCTCCTTATGTACCTTAATTTAGGCCTGCCAACTTGCGAAGTTCAATAATATTATCATCTCTTTTCACAGGTTGTGTTTTTATTTCCTTATTACCAGTTACTCCTTTACGGCTTTCATTGATTACTTTCTTGCCTTCAATAGGCTTTGGTGCGGCACCGTCTAGTACTGCTGGTAGATAACGATCGAAAGCGTTCTTTACTTTACTTGTTTGAACACTCTCTAGAAGGTCACGCATAATCGCGCCTTTCTCTTTGTTAAGTGGCTTCAGAAGCTCAGTAATAATTTCTTTGCGCTCTACGCTTTCTTTTATTACATCTACTTCGTCTTCCTTACTTTTGATAAGCTGATCTTTTTCTGCAATAACAACCTCGGCTTGGGTTAGTGCCTCGCCTGTGGCTGAAACTTGTGCTTCTAGCTTCTTGATATCTTGATTCTCATTAAGATAACTTGCGCTAAACTCACTAGCAAATGCTTCAAAAATCCTGCGTCCAAAGTTATTCTCTTTGGCTGCTGCAATATCCTCTTTTAGTTGAGTCAACTCTTTTGTTAGATTTTTAGTTACTGCTTCTTTGACAAGTTCACTTGAACGGTTGATAAATGTTTTCTTAAGTTTACCAAACTGTCCGCGTGCTTCTTTAACTAGTCTAACCTTAGTGTTAACAACATCTTGACGATCTTCTTGAAAGTCATGAATTTCTTCAGCTAACTGTTTGACTACAAACTCTTCTAGTTTTCCAACCACAATAGCTTGCTTATTCCTGTCGCTATGTAGTTCACCGATTTCTTCGGCTAGTTGTTTAACTAGAAATTTGTCAAATGTACCTGAAGTTTCCCGCATTCTTGCAACGAATTTTGCGCGATCCTCTGCAAGTGCTTTCTTCTCCTCAACAATTTGTTCAATTTCTGTAGTTAGGTTTTCAGTAACCATTCGATCTAGAGCCTCAACCATAACGGTTTTATCATGCTCGTAGCGATGAGCAAATTCCTCGCGGAGTTCCACTCTAACTTGTTCACGAGTTTCTTCTAACTTAGATTCCCAGGCCTCCTGGATCGCTGTTTTAGTTTCCTCGTTGATCAAGTCGCTATCTAATAATGGTTTAATAGCATCTAGCATATTTAATCTCCTAGATCTTAAGTCCCTTAATAAGACGAACCATTTCGTCCTTAAGGTATTTTTGTACTCTTCTATCGCCGTTTGCTTCGCGTGCGATTTCTAGTATTTTGTGCCCATTACGCATATTAAGCAATCCTTCATATATTGCTTTTGGATATGCGCCCGGGGCACTTGGTTGTGCCACAATATCTACTGTGACAATTTCGAAGTCAGACACATCACCAGAAGATTCTTGGACATTTCCACTTCCTCTACTGCTAACGCCTAACTTAACTCCACTCTCCAACATGGTCTTTACTAATTGACCCATTGGTGTTGGAAGAATTTTTAGTTTTCCAAAGCCGTTTGCACCGTCCATCCACATGCTCTCTACCATATGGCTAACCCTATCTAGGTTAACTTTGAGATCATCTGGATGATCGACTTCACCTAGGACACTATGTCCCTCTACAATTTGGTCGTTGATCTGGGTGACAGCATTAGAAATTTCAGAGACGGGGTAAACGCGATCGTTAGCGTTTTTTACCCCTCCCTGAATACAAATGCCTTTCATGAAGAGATCCTTACCATCGTTAGCAGTTTCTGTTACCATCCGTGCTTGGTCAAAAGTAAGGTGTTCTCTGAGGTAGTCCATATACAAGTTCTACCCTATGCCTTTGTTACTGGCTTTGTCGCCGGTACCTGCTTACCTTTACGGTCTTCAGGTGTGCTAGTTGTCTGAACTTTTGCTGTGGGTGCTGTTTTTCCACTCTCTTCGCCGCCCTTTGCAATGTTCTGTGCGCTTCCGCCCATATCATTCTTACCTGCTACTGGGCCTGCAGAACCATCACCTTCCTCGTTTGTAACCGGGGCAGGTGCTTTTTCAGTGTATTCGCGAACAATGTTTGGATCAATTGAATCTTCTAATTCTTCTTCATCGCCAAGCTCTAGTTCTAGTTCTCCATCATCGCCCATCTCAGGCTCTAACTCTAGTTCTTCTTCATCGCCAAGCTCAGGCTCTAACTCTAGTTCTTCTTCGCCGTTGCCTTCTTCGCCGGCCATAATTTGTTCAAACTCTGCTTTAAGATCATCAAGAGCATCTTCGAGGTCAACTACTCGATCTTCTAGTTCTTCCTCGTCGTCGCCTTCAATAGCAAGACCTTCTTCATCTGCTGTGATGTCGTCGATCATATCGTCGGCAGCATCGCCACCAAGTTCGTCCATAGCTGGCTCTTCGTCAAACACGCTCTCTTCAACTTCGTCTCCAGTCTCTTCGGATACTTCGTCGTCATCATCTTTCTCTGTTTCAGTTACATCTTCGAGATCTTTTTCATCAATAAGATTCTCATAAATTTCACGTGATTTGTCAACCACAAGTTCGTGGAAAAGCTCTTTAGCTTTATCCTGTTCTTCTGCAATAAATAGCTCAATAAGCTGATTAAATTTCTCTGACATGGATAGGCTCCTTTG